GTGCCCAACAAGAGTCTAGTGACACAGACCGAAGCAGACTACATCAACATGCAACAAGATGTTGGTGTGTACTTTGGTGACAGAAAAGAATACGGACGTCAGCATACTATATGTACATGGCAAAGCCTGAACAACTTGTTGAAGAACACCAAGGCTGGCGTGGGCGACTGTACCATAGGTGAATTTCTTGAAGATGTGGTGTGCGTGATTGTGGACGAAGTACACATGGCCAAAGCAGATGCACTCAAAACCTTGCTTACAGGCGTCATGGCTCGAGTGCCAATTCGTTGGGGATTAACTGGAACTGTGCCCAAAGAGAAGTTTGAGAGCCAAGCATTGTTGGTCAGTCTTGGTCCAGTGATTGGTCGACTCAGTGCCAGCGAACTGCAACAACAAGGTGTGTTGGCCAACTGTCATGTGAACATTGTGCAGTTGATTGATCATGTGGAGTACAAAGACTATCAAAGTGAACTCAAATACTTGTTGGAGGAGTCAGGCAGACTAGATACCATGGCTGATTTAATAAATCGAGTAAATGAAACAGGCAACACATTAGTACTTGTAGACCGTACTGAATGTGGTAGACAACTGGTGGAACGCCTGGGTGACCGTGCAGTTTTTGTGTCAGGTGCAACCAAAACAAAAAACAGGCAAGCAGAATATGATCAAGTGGCTGATGCAACCGATAAAATTATTGTGGCAACTTATGGCGTTGCTGCCGTGGGTATTAATATTCCTAGGATTTTTAATCTTGTGCTTGTTGAGCCTGGCAAGTCATTTGTTAGGGTTATTCAGTCAATTGGTCGTGGCATACGCAAAGCAGAAGACAAAGATCATGTTCAAATTTGGGACTTGACCAGCACTTGCAAATTTGCCAAGCGGCACTTGACCAAGCGCAAGGCTTTCTATCGTGAAGCCAACTATCCTTTCACACAAGAGAAACTAGACTGGATGAAACTAGGTTGACTTTTGTCACACAACAGTATATTATAACAACATGCGAATTTTAACATTAGAAAATCAACATTACGACCTAGATCATTTGCCTGAAGAGGTAGATGACATGCGATTTGCCATACTTGACAACTCAAATCCACAAGAGCCAGATTATCATTTCATTCCCTTGATCTTTTTGGAAAGTTTTAATGCACCTGCCTTGGTGTTGCGTATTGGAAACAACACTATCAAAATGCCCATGGACTGGCAAATACTCATAGGTGAACCCGAAATAGGCGACTTGGAAGTGCTACCCTTGACCAGCATAAATGATCGTGGCTTTAGAGTGTTTCAATTCAATCCACTCACAAGTTTTCGTCCAAGTTTTCCAGATATTGAAATCTTGGACGTATATCACGAAGTAGCGTGGTACGCACCCAAACTTAAAAATGGACAACTGCTGGCTGTGCCATTGAACAATGATCCTGATCCCGACTGTGTGTATTTTGTCAAAGACATCAGTCGCAATTGTGAGATAGTAGACTACAACAAATCATGGTGATACATGCCTTATACTGAACCGCAACTGTTTGAAAACTTGACTCGCATGGTAAAAATTTACCTAGAAAGTTATCCCGAAGATCAGCAAGGATTGGAACGATTCCTGCGCTGGGCACACACTCAATATGGCTACCGGTATGGGAACTCTTAAGCCCGACGCTACCTACATCTACGAGCGCAATGGCAACGAAGTGTATGCTCGTGAGTCTGGCGCTGACCCCAGCACCAGACAACTAATGGGCTATGCATACGATCCAGTAAATGGACATCATGTTGACTATGATAGTAGAACATCAGATGGTAGACCCTTGCATGACCATTTGATGGAAAGCAAGATGTGGGGTGACATACACCGCCTGGCCAAGACCACGCCTGCTTTACAAGATGCCTTGGAACGTGTTATAATGATATACCGACTAATCAAAGTAGATAACAAATGAGCGATAACATCTATTGCAAGGCGCCGTGGACATCTATTAGTTACATGCCCGGCGGTAAGTTTGCCCCATGTTGTCAATGGAATGACAAATATTTTGACAGCCCTGAGCAGGTAATTCAACAAGTAGGCGGTGCATTTTTGAATGACAATATACCTGCAGGATGCCAAAGTGCTTGCGGCATTGACATACCTATAGATACACCAGGGCGTCATTATAGGAAAAATTTTGATCGATACCAAACTGATTTTAAATCGTCGACAGTGCAATTTTTAGATTTTAGAAACAACAATTTGTGTAATTTGAAATGCCGCAGTTGTGGTCCTACGTTTAGCACTAGCTGGTCAGCTGAAATAGGCGGTGTCACTCATCAATATGAGCCTGTTGAGTTAGTCAACATGGATCTTTCGCAGTGCAAATACATTTATTTTGCTGGTGGAGAACCTTTGCTGAATCCGCAACACTATGAACTATTAGAACACCTTATTAAAAATGAAATTAATCCCACATTGCAATATAGTACAAACATGACTGTATTGGGCACCAAAAATTACTCAGTAAAAGACTTATGGCCTTATTTTGAAAATATCTTAGTAATGGCCAGTATAGATGCCGTAGGAAAAAATATTACATCTATAAGAAGTGGTGCAGATTGGCAAGATGTAGAACAGAATCTAAATTGGATGCGTACTCAAAAAAATGTTAATATTTTTGCAGCTCCAGTAATCAGTGCCTTGAGTGTGTGGTGGATTCAAGAGTGGTTTGATTATTTTGATTGGTTACCATTGGAAAATTTTCATCCAAACTTGGTATATTCTGATGGACCTTATCAATTGGGACTCATACCTGTATCATACCGACATGAAATTATTGACGCTATGAAAAATTCTCGATTCAAAGATAATTCGATTATACAATCCGCTATTTTAGAATTACAAACTGTAGATCGCTGTCAACAACTTTGGCCGGCATTTGTAGCCAAACAGTTGTTGTTGGACAAAAGACGAGGTGAGTCCTGGTTTGACAATTTGCCCGTTCGAGACAAATTGTTTCAAGAAATAGCATACAATATAAATCCATGAACAAGTTAAACATTGCCAATGAGATGCGACAACTGGATTGCAAAAACAGAAACTTCTATCGTGATCTCACAGACGAAGAACGCAAAAAGTTCTCTAACTATCTCATGATTCGTTGGGCCAGCTGTGTGGAAGGTTCACAGGATCTGCAAGAGTTTTACTTGATCTCCACCAACGAACGACTGAACAAACACTTCTTCAACATCAGTCGACATCCCGAACTGCAATGGTTGTGTGCTACCACAGTGAGTCCAGACATGGGCACACCCAGACACAACTGGATCTCTCCCAAGAAGAAAGAAACTGGTACAGGGGCAAGCAGCATCAAAAAGCAGTTGGCAGAGTTGTTTCCCACATACAAAGAAGATGAAATAGCCATGCTGGCCTCAATGACCACAAAGAAAGAACTTGATCAATACATCCGAGACCATGGTCGAGACACTAAATGAACTTGCTTGCGGCTACTGCAAGAAAACATTTCGCCGTGCAGAAAGTCTTGTGGTTCACATGTGTGAGCCTAAACGCCGCAGATCGGAACGCACGGAACGTGGGGTTGAACTGGGCTTTCAATCCTACTTGAGATTCTATGAGATCGCACAAGGATCAGCTAGACTCAAAACATTTGATGACTTTGCAGACAGCCCTTATTACCGGGCCTTTGTAAAGTTTGGCAGATACTGTGTGGCTACAAAGGCCATCAATCCCAGACAGTTCACCGAGTGGTTGCTGAAACACAACAAAAAAATTGACAACTGGGCGTCAGACAAAATCTACACTGAGTATTTGTTGGATTATCTAAAGGTAGAAGCAGTGGCAGACGCACTTGCACGAGCAGTGGAGTTTGGTATAGATTGGAGTGAAAAACACTCAGCACCGCCACATGATTGTTTGCGTTATGGCAGTACACATGCCATGTGCTATGCTGTGACTACAGGACGTATCAGCTCTTGGGTGATATATAACTGTGAGTCAGGACAGAAGTTTTTGGGTGAACTCACTGCCGACCAAGTGGCCATGATATGGCCTTACATAGACTCAGATGTGTGGCAAAAGAAGTTTTCAGACTATGCCGCAGACTCTGAATACGCTCGAGAAATTTTGAGACAAGCAGGATGGTAAAATCAATTATTATAGTCGGTAGCACTGATTTAAAAACATCAGAGTACTACAAGCAGATTAATATTGAATCTAGTGTGTTAATCACATCTCGTGATCACAAACAATTGATAGGGCACACATCAGTAGGCGATGTGCCTGACTTAAAAGACCTTGAGTATATTTTAAGTCAGGCAACAGAAGTGTACTGGGCAGAATCTAGCATCAATGAGTTTTTTGATGCTGATAGTTATTATGATTTTGTTAATTGGCTAAAAGATTACAATTTGATCTATAACAATGTTGTAAACTTACACAAAATTAAATTTGATGATTACAACTGGAATCACTTATTATCACAAAATTTAAATCAAAATCATGTTGTTTTTTTCGGGTGTAGTTTTACTGCTGGGGCGGGATTGCCTGATGTTGAAACACATTATACTACTCAAGTAGCAAAACATTTTGGTAAGCAAGTATTCAATTTAGGATCCAATGGGGGCAGTAATGCATTGGTATTTGATCTGTTTACCCAACTTGATTTTTTTCCAGGACAGATTGTTGTAGTACAACTTACCTTTCTTGAAAGATTGCACTATTGTGGTCTCAACCGTCAATTGACAAAAGTTGTGTTTACAAAAAAAAATTATGAAAATTTAATTCACAACCTAGTAGAAATTTATAACAAAGATTTTTTATTTTACGAATTATTACAAAAAATAAGAGCAATGGTCGCCATTGCCCGCGCCAAAAAATTAAAAATGGTGTTTTGGTTGATTAATTATAAGGATACAAAAATATATTCTAAGGCAGACCAACGATATTTTTATCACATGCCAGAGTTTGTGCCTGCAAGTTGGATGGAAAATTATTTCTTAGACTTAGCCACCGACGGTCAGCACCCTGGTATTAGATCCAACAAGTTCATTGCCGATACACTAGTAAAATATATCGAAACTGTTTATAATAAGGATTAATATGATCACAAATGTATATTCACACAGTGGATTTGTCACAGCCAACAGCACAGTGGCGGGACCTTACATCAATGCTGGTACACCCAGTGCCGGCATGATGCGATATCACAACCAGCAGGTGCAAGTGTATGATGGCTCATCATGGTTGGCCATGAGCAGT